CTCGTCTGGTGTCTTTCTAACTATGGAACTATGGACCTGCCGAATCGTAGTTGGGTATGGTATGGCAATGACGACCATCAAACATTCGTGTTCAACAACGAGTCTGACGCCACGCTATTTATTCTGAGGTGGAAATGAGTAAATCGTTCGTTGGCGTTAACCTTCTTGACAACCATCATCTGATCGAGATGTCGGACTGGTGTAATGCGAATACTGGCGCCTGGTCCTGGAATATAGGTATGGACACCTCAGTTGAATTTAAGTTCGACCACGAGCAGGATGCTGTGTTCTTTGCGCTGAGGTGGAAATCATGATAACAATTCCTTACTCTAAGCGTGTGTCGTCGGGGGATATGATTGATTATTTTACGCTCGATATTGGAGGATGTCTTAACCCTGTTGCGGTGTTTGATGATTCGCCGTGGAAGGCAGAAATTTATCAAGTGCAAATCATTCATGGAGGTGAGCTCGATGGTTACCTCGGGTTGATCGGGCACAATGCGGAGAAGCACGTGTCGTGGTCTATTGCTCCTGGCGGGGGGTGCCTCTACATCGAAATGATTCCTCCTTCCTGTGAAACTGCTGCATTGTTGGTGCTGTCGTGATAGAATATACTGAAATTGAGTTAACTAACTTGATAATATCAACTCAGCAAGGGGCTGACGCCTGGTGTGAAGAATATGTCGGAATGTATGGGCGAGACGAAACCGGCAAGATTGAGCATTGGGCAGTGCGGTACGGTCCAGACTACGGTGATCGAACTTATATATTTGCTCGAGAGCAAGATGCTGTAATGTTTGCGCTGAAGTGGGCGAGATGATGGCAGTTACATTTATCAACCTCGAATTTCTAACTCCTGAAGAAGGGATGGAAATATTCCAATGGTGCAGCGATCAATTCGAAGATTCACAATGGGGTAAGGCAATCGTAGGCAAACAATTCATCAAATTCTATTTCAACTACGAGAAAGACGCAATGCTATTCACGTTACGTTGGGTGAACAGATGGTAACCGAAATAACGATCAACATTGATCTGCCTCGCACCAGTAACGGGCAGTATCTAGAAATGATTCGATGGTGTGGAGAAAACTTCGCTGATAATACCTGGGGAAAGACAGTGCTTGATTACAAGACTATGCAATTTCATTTCAGAGATGAGAAAGACGCGATGTTATTTGCGCTAAGGTGGGCCGGGCAATGACCCTCATTAACCACAGAACTGTCGTTTATATTCGCACATCTAAGGCTGTAAAGAAAGAAATAGAACTCTGGTGCGACGAAACTTTCGGGAAACGAGGCCACTGGAAGGAACCGATGAACACCAAGCCGTGGTATGTTCGACGTAGCATCGGACTCGACGAATACGAATTTTCTTTTACTACCGGAGCAAACGCTTCAATGTTCATACTGAGGTGGAAATGATAGTAAGAACAAGAAACACAGAACGGTCTGGTTACGAGATGGACAGGATGTGGGAATGGATTGTATCCACATTCGGATTTCCTACCCCGGCACTCCCCGGTGTGTGGTCGTACGGTCGAAGCATTGACCGTACCGGGACAACGGTTGTGAGCAGTACCTGGGACATAGAATGGATTGATTTTCAACGCGACTGTGATGCTACGTTATTCATTTTGAGGTGGAAATAATGGAAGGCAACAATATTCGCGTTACGCTCACGGCTCTAGGTAACGACCCGAATTATTTTGAGATAGTAAATCAATGGTGTCGGGAAAATGTCAGACCATATGACTGGGAGCATTCTAATACTACTGAACTCAGAGGCTACTATTTCCACAAAGAAGAAGATGCGATGCTGTTTATACTGAGGTGGAAATGAGTTCCGTCTATATTTTAATTCGAGGGCAAGAACATTTTGACAGCATTTCGGCCTGGTGCAATCAGTCGATATCCGGAAACTGTTCTATCACTCCGATGTATGGCGATCATTGGGCAGATGTTGTTAAAACCTGGGTATACGATTTTGATAGTGATGCCGATGCTACCCTATTTACGCTGAGGTGGAAATGAAATATATTGAAGTGATAGTAGATACTAAGACTAACGCTCAACGACTAGAAATGAATGTCTGGTGCAATGAGGTTTTCGGCAAAAGCTGTCGCGTTATTGATGATGTTATTTACTTTTCTGATAGTAACGTGTGGACCTGGCGCGCCGGACCAAAAATTTGGCTACCGTACCTATGTGTTTTTGCGAGAGAAAGATGCTGTCTACTTTGCATTGAGGTGGAGATGAAACGAATACCTACAAGAAATGACGAGCGAACTGTCGACGAAATGACCGAGATGTGGACGTGGCTAATCGAAACATTCAAGAAACCCGGGTACAAGAATAGTTGGCGATACGGCAAAAAAGAAGACTGGGTCGGCAGCACGTTTTGTTCCGGACCGTTCGAAATGGAATGGATTGAATTCGATAACGATGCTGATGCTACGTTATTCTTGTTGAGGTGGAGATAATGCAAAATGATGACGAAGAACTACATATCGAGATCGAAGATCCGAAAGTATCGTTTGCAATAATTGACGCCTGGTGCTTTCAAAGCTTAGAATCTTGGGGATTTATGGGTGACGGGCACTGTCGAACCTACTATTTCAAGCGTAAGCAGGATGTTTTGATGTTTCGATTACGGTGGCTGTAACGAATTTCGGTTGACTTTTGACCGCAACGACTGTATAATTGCTGTATTGAATAAGGAGTATCCATGAACTATCAGTTTCCGGTAATCAACAACATTTCGCAAGTGCTGCCTTTGATCGCAGAGCGCAAGGAATTCATCGTTGCTGTGAAGGATGGCTACACGGTCGTCAACTACGTGGTTCAAATGTCCGACACGTTTCCTCCTGTTGTATCAGAGGCGGAAGCTATCTTGCGCGAATTGCGAGGTCTGATCTTTGACAACGTAACTGGCAAGGTTATTGCTCGCCGCTACCAGAAATTCTTCAACGTCAACGAGAAGGAAGAAACGCAAGTTGGCCTTGTTGACTTTGCTCAATCGCATGTGATCCTGGAAAAGCTGGATGGCTCGATGATCACTCCGATCCCTGTGAACGGCGAAATCCGCTGGGGAACGAAGATGGGCTGCACGGACGTTGCTAAGCCTGTTGAAGAGTTTGTTGCGGCTCGCCAGGAATACACTGAACTGGCCGACGACTTGATCGACGCAGATCAAACTCCGATCTTCGAATGGTGCTCGCGTCAGCAAGCCATTGTTATCGACTATCCGGAAGACATGCTAGTGTTGACGGCAATCCGCGACAACGTTACTGGTGAATACGCGTCGTACGACGAGATGATCGAAACTGGTTTTACGTACGGTATCCCTGTTGTTAAGGCGTACCAAGGAACTGCTGCGAACATGCAGGAACTGATCGACAAGACTGGTCCGCTGGTTGGCTGCGAAGGTTTCGTTGTGCGCTTCGACAATGGAATGATGCTGAAGTGCAAGGCGGAGGACTACATGCGCAAGCACAAGGCTAAGGACACGCTGGGCCGCGAAAAGAACGTGATCGAACTGATCGTAACTGAAAAGATGGACGACGTGAAGGCGTTCTTGGACGCTGGCGACTTGGCTCGTGTTGCGGCGTTCGAAAAGGCGTTCTGGGATGGTATGCAGGTTACGGCGCTGATGCTCGAACAGTTCCGACGACAAGCTGCGGTGTTGTCGCTGGATGTCGACAAGCGTACCTACGCTGTTGAATTTGTGCAGAAGCAGGACAAGAAGCTGGCTCCGTTCCTGTACAAGATGTTCGACGTAAACGAATTGGCTCTGCCGCTGCTGGTGAAGGATGTTGCTTCGTCGTGCGGTACTGCTGCTCGCGTTGAAGAAGCGCGTTGGATTTTTAACGCGAACTGGGCTGCTCCGGCAGTCATCGAGGAGGACTAATGGACTCTTGCGTGAAGGAGCTGGTGATTGAAGCTCTAGCAAACTGCGATCCAGCAAAAATGACTCCGTTGTCGAGTTCGGTAGATAACGGCGACGGAGTCAACATTCCGTTGGAATTCGCTGAACAGTTGATCAAACTTGTAACCAAACGAAAGGATTGAAATGACTCAGAATTTGATAGCAGCCTACGTGTTCCTTGGACCGTTTGTGTTTATGTATGCCTATGTGCAACTGGTTCGCACATTCAGCGCAGTCCACGTGACAGAATTGCTTATTATGGTCATCTGTGCCATTATTCCATTGCTCAACATCGTCATCCTATTGGCGCTGGTGATCCAGGTGTGTGACTTCGGGGACATTTTCAACAAAGTGGTATTCAAACAAAAGGAAGACAAATGACTTGGACCATTTATTTGCTCACAGTGATTTTAGCATTTCCATTGTTGACGTACGGAGCTCGATTTATCGACGACGTTACAACGGATCGTCTGATTAACATTGCTGCCATTTCGTTGATCCCGTTCTTGAACATCATTTTTGCAGTGGTCGCCCTGTTGGTCGCGTTCCTTGATCACGCCGAATATTGGTTACAGAAACGCATTGACGCGGATAAGGTACTTTTTAAGAAGATCGGAAAACTATGACCTGTAAATGTGGCAGTGATCGAATTGTTTCGATCAACGGAAAAGTCAGCGATATGTGCAGTATGCGACAAGGCGATGTACGTCACGAAGGTTGCGTTATTGACGGCATGGGCATCGGATCAGGCGATTATCTGAAATTCAGCTATTGCCTGGACTGCGGACGAATCCAAGGATTTACCCCGGTGGCCGACTTGGTAGACGCCATCGAAGACTACACCTCGTAATTCACAAACAGAAAGAACTGTATGCAACTCGAAAATCTGCCAATTGGGCTATTTGTTATTATCTTGCTAGCAATTTCGGCCATCGTATTGCTGGTGAGAATCAGGGTCCATGTCCGACGTAAAGATCTGTCTATCATTGACCTAGCGCAATTTATCGCTGCAAGTCTAGTGCCGGTAATTAATCTGATTTGGATCACAATTACCGTATACTCCGAATTTGAATCAACCTGGGACAACATGGTGGTTATGAAGAGCATAGACAGCTCAACAGGCGGATCAATGTTTGGGTTTATAAAGTGGATTGATCGTTACGAGTATGAAGTAACGGCACTCAATCAATTCTTTGCAGTGCGACGAGTTCAGAAAAGATTTAACAAGGTAAAGAACATCAAATATCTGAATTTGCAGCGCGGAAGAATCTCGTGGCTAGATCGGTCCAACGGAGATTTCAACGAATGTTTGTCTACTAGTCATGAACACGCTGTAGGTAGAATGATCACTGCCGGGCTAATCGATCTTCCTGCGGTAGGGTCGGCTAGTCCAGTAACTCTCATGGATCTCGTCGATATGCTGCGGCTTTCGGAAACAGACGTCGGACAACGAGATCTGCTGCTAACTGCAAAAGAATGGCTTATTTTGAAAGGTAAGGCTCAATCATGACATGGACTATGTATTTTGTATCAATACTATTTTCATTTGCTGCGATGTTTTGGTGGCTCATTTCGGTCAATGATGTTAGGGTGAAAGACCTTGCGCTGGTCGCAACAGTATCACTGATTCCGTTCGTGAACTGTTGTGCTGGATTTGTCTTTCTCATCTTGCGGTGTGTTCTCTGGTTTGACAATTTTGACAACAAGAGCAACAAAGTTGTTTTCCGGAAATGGGGATCGTAATTGGCTACTGATGTTATCGGACGAGAAATTAGAGTAGACGACTTTGTCTTCTACTACAATTCTGTCTATCAGGTGCTGTCGGTCGGGAAGACCGGAGTCCGTGCGATAATTTACCCGAAGTCCAAAACGTCTCGCAGTAGGGCAATGTCGTCACATGAATGTTGCGTATTGCCTAAGGAAGAAGTGTTGTTTCGAATTTTGAAGAATGGTAAGCTATGAAAACTGAGATTGTTGAGATCGAAGGGTATTACGCTATTCGACGGTCGTATAGGAAATTTGGGATATTTCCCACTTGTGATTTTGCGTCTTTGACGAATAGGACGCCGTATTGGCATCCGCGTAACTATGACTATTTTAACTGTTGCCTATCTAAGGACCTCGATAAAGTTCGGTGCTTGTTGGCAGAATTTGGATATAGCACAGGGACTCCAATTCTCGGTAACGAAATTATCAATTCGATCGAGCTATTCAACATGCACAAGATAGCAAAAACTGATGAAGGAATGGCAGACGTTCTGCTGAAAGCAAAAGAATATTACCTGTTGAAAAGGAAGTAACATGGAGAATCTCATTATGCCAGAAACAGACGGTGTTGACCAGTACGAAGAAGTTGCTGCTGAACTTCTATCGAATATTTTCGGCATTACGAGATTCGCTATTAGCGATATTTCGACGTTGTCGGATTTTTCATTGAGCTGTATGCCAGGAGGATTCGACTACGATATGATGTCGTATGAAGAACTCTGCGACTATACCGACACGCTCATGTTCGACAAAATTTTCAAGACATACGGCATTCTCACCTCGCCTAACATGACGATTCTCGAAGTGTGTCGGCTTATTTGCCATCCAGCAGCTACCGTTCACTGACATGAAAGTACCGACCCTCACTGACATCCAGACTGCTGTCTTTGCACGGTATCCTTTCCACTGCACTGACTGTGGGACATTGTGCGATTTTAGAAATCCTAACTTCGAATACACTATCCCTGGCGGAAATCGTGTGATGCTGCATAACTCGTCGTTTACTGATTGCTTATGCGGTAAATGCCTCGCTAAGAGAATCGCTGCCTGGTTTGCAAATCCAACAGACCGATTCGGCGAACCTGATGCTAAGCCTGGCATCTGTGATACGTGTAAAACTGAGAAGGTGGTAGCCGGCTCTATCTCTGCTGCTGATTTTTCAGTTGACTGCCGATTTGGCTCGCAATGGTGGAACGGGCATTGGATCTGCTGTGACTGTCTTTCTGCTACAGCAATCAACGGCGCACAAAATTCCGGAACAATGGCTAGCATCAGCGGGGAATATTTTGCAATCAACGAGGCGGGCGCCAGAATTCGCCAGAAGACTTGACCTCCTATAAATATTCGTGTATAATTACTGCAATAGGTAAGGAGCATCATGGACCAAACAGATTTGGAGCAATGGGTTGACATTTTCGACAAGGCGTTGACAAGTCGTGACCCTATAGTGAAAGAGCAACTGAGCAAGCTGCTTATGATTGCGGCATTGGCGACTTCAGATTCATCAGCAGCTGAGCGTGGACCATTCCGTTCAATGCTGGAAGAAATGGCAGACATGCGTTGCGAGATTCGAAATATCCAATCCAACATTAATCGTAACGATCAATACCGCAGCCAATTTGCCGACCAGCAAGATTACATGTCAAAATATACAAGCATGGCGCGGCAAGATATGATGAAGAAGATGGCGATGCCGTCTATCAATATCAGTGAGTTTTGGTCTACTGCTGAAGAAAAACATAAGATCATCGATTCACTCAAAAAAAGCGGTAACAATGGTAATATCAAGTAATGGGTAGACGTCACTACTCATCGTCGAAGCCGTTTACGTGGTTGCGTAAAAAGGTATTCAAAGTCAATAAACCCGTAGCTCTCGGTTGGGGGCAATGGGATAAATGGGATGCTGATTTGAAGAAAGATAGACCAGTTGCATTCTTCTTTACTGAAACACTGCCGGAATGGGTCGAATGGATCCCAAATCATAGTGTTGAATACCTCGACAATGTGCGTTGCTGGTGCTCAAACTATTTTGGTAATACTCACGGACTGCAATCTACGTTATCGAAAGGTAAATGGCACGAGTTCGAGGAGCGTGTCTTATTTAGTAATTTTGATGCGTTCATTGATTTTATCGAATGCGAAGAAGCATGGAACCATATCGGATGGTCTGACAAAGAACAAGCTGCACCTTACAAACTTCCGTGGCACCAGCGTCACTGGTATACACGTTGGGGTAAACGGTGGCGCTGTGCGCAAGCAGGGATTGACCATCTCAAGTGGGAGATGACGCTGCAAGAGGATGGAGTTTATTCTCATCAGGCAATTTCGGCTGTAGAGAAAATGACCCTCTATACCTGGTGGAAAGATATACGCCCAGCTCGAGGCAGGGAGTGGGATGAAAGTGGGTTCCAGGCATTTTGGGACGCAATGGATCTCAAGTATGGTGGGCACGGCGAGTGGTTATGCTTTGGCACTAAATCGTTGACCGCAGAAGAATCAAAAATATATGACGAGTTGTCAGCTAAGAACGAAGAACTAGAGAAGCAGCACGAAGAAGAAGATGACGAAATGCTCATTCGCTTAATTCGTATCCGTAGGGCTCTTTGGACGTGATTTATATGGTCCTCTTTTCTTACCTAACTTAGAAGCAGACATTTTTGCTCGTGTTTTGTCTGTTGCTGTTTGATTCGCTCGGCTGTCCGATATTTTCTTTTTTGTTACCTCAGTCTGAGAATGACCCAATCTACCTTTGTATGCGGTAGACCTGTTTATTTTTTGTTCTTCTGACCATACTCGCTCTTTTGCGCGATCAGATAACTTTTCTTTATGAGACTCAGAAAAACTTCGTCCCAGGTAATACCCGTCAGGAATAGTCGACGAAATTGCAAGCAGCAGATTCGCTGTCCCATTAGTGTACCATTTATTGCCATTGGCCTTACCAGTAAGTTGTTTAGCTAGCGACTCACGTAATTTAGCATATACCGTTGATTTCGGTAAATACCTAGATTGGTACTGATTACCGGGCTCTATCATTCGACTAAAGGCGTAACACATCTTTCGTTTACTGTCGCCAACAAATATTTTAGTAAGTAGCCAATGACATAAGAAATGTTCTCGAGCTGTTAGTGTAGCGAGATTAGTTGGGTCTTTAGCAACTTCCGGAAATATAGACTTAGGCAGGATATGATGTTTTTCAGTGTATCCAGTGATAGAACGGCTAAATGCTCGTTGACAAATGTTTGAATACCATGTATAATACTTATTGTTTAACATAATTGGCATATTGTATTTATGCCAACCATGCTTATCCGATTGATCAAAATTAGGAGAAACTTGTGGACGTAATCGTTACTGCAATCATTATTGGATTTCTCGCTTGGATGCCGATCAAATTCATCGCAATGTTCTGGAAGAATTACACGATCTTCAAGAAGTTAGAGATTGCTAAACGAATTGTCGATAGTACAATGATGGTTCGAATCGACGAGGTTAAATACGAGGACAATGAGAGTTTAATCCTCGTATTTAACGCAGTCAACGACCAATTCATTACCCAAGGCACAAACAAAGAAGTCTGCGAATATATCTTCAACAAGTTCAAAACTAAGAACATATTTTTAGTTGCGGCTGACGGGTCAGCAACACAGATGTTAAAACCTGCTGAATCAGAATAGCCAGCTAAATAAGTTATTAGGAGGTCATTACAATTGACAACAAATAAGCAATGAAGGAAGAATGCCTGCGTTTTGAAGGCACTGTAGTTGAAGTGCTACCAGCAGCAACATTTCGTGTAGTCTTAGAAAACGAACACAAGATCCTCGCTCATCTTGGCGGTAAGCTACGCAAAAACAGTATCAACATCCTGTTAGGCGATAAGGTACAAGTGGACGTTTCAGTTTACGACATGACACGCGGAAGAATCACTTATCGGCTCTAAATTTTACCCATCGAAGTTTTTGGTAATCACTTAAACATGTAGGGCAAGCATACATAGATCGACGGTGGACATCTGGCACTTGTTCGAATTCACCGTGGCACGGGCAAATTATTTTCATCGGCGTTGTCATGTTGACAAATGATGATGCATCGTATGAAAATTTATTGTTGTGCTGCAATTGTGCATCTTGTATAAATTTAGTGTATCCTGTTTTAGTCTTGCTTGCGCCTCGTTGTGACTTACTGCATTGTGGACATCCGCAGCCAGCTAAATGGTCCATAGGTTTTTGATTCCATTCGCCGTGAATAGGACACACTATAGTGACATGCGTGTGGGAATTTTTATATTTGACCCGAACATAAGAATATTTATTTTTGTGTTTTTTATTAGCTAAGTCGATAAACTCTTGTATTGAACGTTTGTTGACTGATCCAATAAATCTCGGCTTGCCGTAATAACACGACTTGTTTAGTAGCAACGAGTTATCCCAATATTCGTGTATTGTTTGTTGCTCAAAATCATATGCATCGTTGCCAGATAGAAACTCAGCGATAATCTGCCATTCGAAATCGTCAAACATAGGATTTACCACTTTTGACGAAGTTCGGTATATAAATAAATCGACATCGGACGGTAACGAATTCGCCTCCCTATACCCGATATAAATTTCACCAGTTACTTTATGTGTGCCAAAATAAACATACGGCCGTACTTGTGTTGAGTGATAAATAATCATACTGACATTGCCCTTTAATGTTAGAGTAGTTGGGGACGCCAATCCCGCGAACTACACTTATTTATGCCGGATTATTTATCCCGTGGTCGAATCACCTACCGTCTGTAACATTCAATCCCACACCTAGTTTAATGCTGTTTCTAGCATTAAATTCGCACGACTGAACGGTTGACCCATTTTTGCGATCCTGATAAATACTTTAATAAGAAGGATCAGGAAGAATGGCACAACAAATCATCAATATCGGGGCAAATCCATCTGACGGCACAGGTAGCCCGTTACGTGAATCGTTCGACCGAATCAACAAAAACTTCACAGAATTATACTCAGGTAATATTGCTCCACCGACAGGCGGAAATACTACACCTACTGGGTCAACAGGGGTAGTCACGTCAGTTGCTGGTAAGGTTGGCCCAGTAAAATTGTATGTCAATGACGTTAATGGCGCAGTATCGCAAAATTATGTTGACAGCAAAGTTGGTGAATTAGTATTCGACGCAGTCAACGACCAGATTGTTGATCTAACCGCAGCAACCCCGGCTATAGTCGACGATATGCGCGTCTTAGCTGCTTCAATCCAGGCAGACAGTGGATATTACGTCGGGCTTGTAGATCAGTTATCAACAAAGCTATCAACAACCAACGGCGGCACAATGCTCGCACCGTTACGTTTGAATGCTGATCCAGTAGTTCCAACTGAAGCTGCTACGAAACAATATGTTGACGCTAAAGTACAAGCGAATACTACAGCGATCAATACGCTGGCAGCTGATGTCTACACTAAAGCCGAGATGATTCAGATCTTACTAAATATAACAAACAACACAAACGATTACGGTTCTATTGCGCCGATTACTGTAGATAATTACGGATCAATAACAGATGCAGTGACAGACATCGAAGATTACGGGGGTATCAATTAATGGCATTCTATCCGACTTACCTTTATATGAAACAACATTCTGTAACCGGAAAACTATATTTTGGAAAAACAATTTTGACACACGATAAGATGTTAACATATTCTGGTTCCGGTAAGATTTGGAATTATCATTTACGAAAACATCCAGGCGAAGTGTTGACTATTTGGTATTGTTTGTTCTTCGATAAGGACGAATGCATGAAAACTGCTATAGGATTGTCTGAAATAGCAAATATAGTTGAGTCGACGGAATGGTATAATCTCAAAAAAGAAACAGGTATTGATGGCGGCCCTCTGCCAGTGCATCTAAGAGAGGCAGCGTGGAAGAAAACGTCAGCAACAATGACCGGGAAAAGCAAAACCCCCGAACATATTGCTAACGCAGCCTTAGCACTAACAGGCAGGCATCATTCTGAACAACATAATGCTACGCAGTCATTAGTTAAAAAAGGTATTCCGTGGTCGTCGGCCAGAAGAGAAGCACAAAATAAAAGGAAAATAGCATGAGTCGACAAGTTCAATTACGTGGTGGAACCACAGCACAGACCGCAGTATTTACAGGCGCAAAAGCAGAGCTCACAGTAGACAAAGATCTCAACATCCTAATTCTGCATGACGGTGTTACCCCTGGTGGTATCAAGATTGCATCACAGGCATACGCCGAAGCACACGGTGCAGGCGGTGGTGTTGGCACAGTAGGACCGAAGGGTGATATGGGACCACCAGGGCTCGATGGTGCTAAGGGCGACAAAGGCGATAAGGGTGACCAAGGCATCCCAGGAACCGCAGCCTACAAAGGCGATATTGGTCCAAAGGGCGATTACGGCGATACTGGGGCCAAGGGCGATAAGGGTGACAAGGGCGACGCTGGACCAAAAGGCGACCAGGGCGATCAAGGTGTCCCGGGAGTTAGCAATGTTCCTGGACCAAAAGGCGACCAAGGCGACCAAGGGCCGGCAGGTACTCAAGAAGGTCCTCCGGGTCCTCCAGGTGAGCAAGGCCTACAAGGTAACCCAGGACGCGATAGCACAGTCCCAGGACCAAAGGGTGATCAAGGCGATCCGGGTGCCACAGGAGCCAAAGGCGACAAGGGCGATGCTGGGCTGCAAGGGCTGCCAGGGCAAGATGCTAACACAGGTGACATCTTCTTCACTGGCACCACGATCGGAACGCGATATACAGATCAAAGCATCGACATTGTCCCAGACGGAATTGGCGAGGTCCATATCTCCGCTAACGTCGGTATCGAAAATCTTAACCCAGAGTATTCACTCCACGTAGGTAATGCTACTCAGTCAGAAAGCACTGGTGACGTTGGCTTCAGCTTCAACGATGCTGCTACAACGAATCGCTACTCAGGAACTGCCAGCATTGGTTGGTCCTGGTTTAACGGTATCGACAAAGGCAACAATCAGGTGTCACCGAAGCACGCCGTGTTTGGTATCTTCAAGCACGGTTCACCAGCAACACCGTGGCTAAGCTTTGATGCTCTTACTCCAGCCAATGCGGTAGTTTTTGCGCCGGCAACAGGCGACGCAATCTTCACAGGTAAGGTAGTCGCTACAGCTGGCGTTCAGTTTAGCGACGGATCAGTCCTGAATACAGCGAAGGCAGAAATCCCAGCCACAGCAGAAGGACACGCCGGAGATTTAGCCGGAATGGTTGCTTTTGGTCCAGGTTTCCTGTATTACTGCACGGCTGATTACGACGGCACAACGCCGATATGGACGCGCACCCCACTAGGAGCAAGCTGGTAATGGCAGAATTATCCACATCATTAGTCAACATCGGGCTATCGCCGAATGACGGTACAGGTGACAACATTCGTCGAGCATTCGACATCACGAATCACAATGTCACCAACATCGCTACGTTTTTGGCACTGAACCCAGAATTCACAAACATCACAGTCATCGGCACGGTTGCTACTGATTCGCTCACATCGAACTACGGGTCATTCTCTGACCAGGTGATGATGACTGGCAACATCGCAAGCACAAGCACTACCTCCGGCGCCTTAGTGGTTACTGGTGGCGCTGGCTTTGGCGGTAATATCAATGTAGGTGGAAACATCAATGTAGGCGACGACTTACGGGTTACTAACGATATCGTTAGCGGCACTGTTACAAGCGGATTGCTGACCTCCACCGGCGACTTAACGGTTGTTGGCGATGCTCACGTTATCAAATCGCTAGACGTTGGTGAAGACGTCGTCATTCAAGGTAAGCTCACAGTTCACGGTAATGTCACAACAGTCACTACCTCTGAGTTCGTCGTGCGTGATCCGATCATCGAAATAGGTGGCGGCGAAGATGCGAACGGTAATCCGATTTTACTAACCAGCGACGACGGCAAAAATCGTGGTATCCAATTCTACTATTTCGACACTCCTACCCTAGAACAGCGTACTGGATTTATGGGATTTAGCCCTAGTGACAATAGGTTCATCTTCTATTCGAATATTGCTGGAACTTTAGGAAATGCCGTATTTAATGATATCAATGCTAACATAACATCGATTGGTACTAGCCACTTCGATAATGTTACTATTGGCAATGCAACGGTCTCCTCTGGTATTTACGGTCCAATTAAGACGCCGGCTCAACCAAGTATTACATCATTAGGTATCATCTCAGCGTTGCATACGACAGGGAATGTTACAGTCAATAACGGTACGATAAATCTCAACAATGGGGACATTAACCTGCCGGCAGGGCGCAACGTGTTCGTCGACGGTGTTGCAGTCGCATTAAGCTCACAGGCGTTTGTTGGGGGATTAGTCCCAAACTCTACCTTTTTTAACAGCGGAGAAGATAGCACTTCATCAACTACCGGTGCAGTACGAATTAACGGTGGATTAGGTGTTAGTGGCAATGTTTTTATTGCCCAATCGCTAACTACGTCAACATTCAACGCGAATACATTAGGCGGTACGCTAACGACAGCAAACCAGCCAAACATAACCACCGTCGGCACACTCGGAAATCTAACGGTTACGAACAGCATCTACTCTAGCACTGCTAGCGTCAACAATTTAGTCGCAGCGAACTCGATCGATGCTACGGTTATCACTGCGTCACTTGGACTAGGTGGAAAACTAACTACTCCGGCACAGCCCAATGTTACGAGCCTAGGTACATTGTCCTCGTTGTCTGTAGGTGGCAACATTGTTATGACTGGCAGCAATATTTTAGCTGGATCTACTAACGCTGCATTTAATCAGGTAACAGCTAATAGCTTCGTTGGTAATGTTACTGGTTCAGCAACAACGGTTAGTGCGGCTTCCCAACCAGCAATAACATCAGTCGGGACACTATCATCGTTACACATATCGGGAACAGCAACAGTTGGGAGCTTAGACTCTGGAACTGGCATCATTAAAACTGACGGAAATATTGTTACTACCACAAACGTAATAGGCTCTTCGTTATACGGTCAGTTGATGACTAACTCTCAGCCAAACATTACTTCAATAGGCAGTTTGTCGTCTCTGAACGTAAATGGCACAACAACCCTGGACGGATCAACCTCAGTCGCAGGATTTTTGAACGTAGGCAACGCGGCATCTTTTTCGGGAGATGTTACTGCCGGTTCGTTTACTACTTTAGGCTCAGTTACTGCTGGAACATTTGTTGGTCAGATAACAGGAACTTCATCAAATATTGCTAACCAGGCTAATTCAGCTACGATTAATTCGACCTCATTGAACATTCCGGGTAACATCGTACTACGAGATGCTTCGGGCAATTTTAGTGCCAATACCATAACTGCTTCGTTGTCTGGTAATGTTATTGGATCAGCAACAACCGTTACGGCATCGGCACAGCCAGCAATAACATCAGTCGGCACATTGTCGAGCCTAGCAGTTATTAATGGTGTGTCGGCATCTACATTTACTGGCTCGGGGGCAGGTCTTACGTCAATTCCTAATTCTGCATTAGCAGGTGGCGGTGATGTAACGATCGGGTCAACAGTTATCCTACTTGGCGGAACAAGCACCACGTTAAGCGGGTTGACATCAGTTACAGCTGGTTCATTCATTGGCAATCTTTCTGGATCGGCAGCGACCGTTACGGCAGCAGCACAACCAGCGATTACTTCAGTTGGCACATTGTTGAACCTAACTGTATCGGGAAATATATCAGCTTCGGATTTCAACGGGACAACTAACGGTACACATATCGGGAGCGTTATCGGGTCGGCAACTACCGTCACAGCCGCAGCTCAACCAGCGATTACCTCAGTTGGAATATTAACTTCTATCGCCACTAGCGGTAATGCAACAATAGGCGCAGATCTGGTAGTTAACGGCAATCTAGCAATTAACGGCACGACTACAACCATCAATACTGCAACGTTAAACGTGACCGACTTAAACATAACGGTTGCCAAAAACGCTGTCACTCCAGCAGCAGCGAATGGTGCGGGTCTATCTATTGCTGGTGCAAATGCGTCATTGATCTACAACAATGTTACTGACGGAATGGTATTCAACAAGCGGGTTGACGCTACATCGTTCTACGGTTCGGGAGTTGGATTAACGTCAATTCCTAATTCGGCAACTACAGCTACGTCAGTAAATACTCCGAATACTATTGTCTCTAGAGATGCTAGCGGAAACTTTGATGCTGGCATAATTACTGCGACTGCAACAAGTGCTCAATATGCTGACTTGGCCGAAATGTATCAATCGGATGCGCAGTATGATCCGGGAACTGTACTAGTATTTGGCGGAACATATGAAGTCACAACTACGGGGCACCAGGCTGACGTATCAGTAGCAGGGGTCGTATCAACTGCTCCGGCATATTTGATGAACATTGATGCTAAACACGCAGTGGCCGTAGCATTACGAGGTAAAGTTCCAGTTCAAGTAATGGGAGCGGTACGAAAAGGTGACCTGCTGGTTACGAGCTATGTACCTGGGTATGCAATGAGTATAGGTACTAGCACCGAGGTTTCAGCGGTTGCAGTTTTTGCGAAGTCATTAGAAGAAAATCTTGCCGAAGGTCAAAAAATCATTAACGCGGTCATCATCTAACTATGTCAAAAATCACGTGGTCAACACCAAAAGGAGCAATTGCTACAGTTAAAGAAGGCAATTACTTTGAATACCAGCTGTTTGCAAAAGATTCACAAGAGCTGCCGATAACCTACACCCTTATTTCGGGTACATTAGGCAGTGGGCTGCAACTGTTTAAGTCTGGGTTGATTCAAGGTGTGCCTACTCTTGAATTCGCGTCGGCAGCTTCTACTTACCTGCAAGTATTTACGGTTAGGGCCACTAACACTAATGGCTCTATTTCTGACAGGACATTCAGCATCACCATCAATGAGCTGGCTAGTCCAACTATCATTCCAGAAGAGGACGTTGTACTTGTCGTATATGATGGTGTTTTTGTAGATATGCAGCTAGAGGCGATCGAACTTAACCCGTCAGCAACATTAACGTGGACCCAAGCTGGTGGCGAACTTCCGCCAGGATTAATGCTTACTGCACAAGGTCGGTTATTCGGCAATCTTAAATCATTCTCCTCTGCTGAGGCTCAGGCTATTATTGGGTGGGCTAATACCCCGTTCGATGCTACTATATGGGATTCGCCTACTGCACAGACGCAGACTCGAACTTACCAATTTAAGGTCATGGTATCAGACGGCGTACGAATCGACAAAACCAATTACATCATCAAGGTTCAAGCCAAATCCTTGTTTACGGTAGACAATACTTCCATTATGGCAAACGATGGCATAATCACTGTTGACACCGATAACAAGCACCTACCATATATTACTACAATACCAGAAAATCTTCCAGAACAACGGCAAGACAGTAACTTTGCATTCAGGATTGAAGGAGAAGATCTGGACGGCGACGAAATTTGGTTCAGCATGATTACATATGGCCAGGCAGAATTCGACCAAGGTCCGACCTTAGATCGGCCAAACACGCCCGGCGTCCCCGGTGATCCGGCTCACCCTGCTGATTTAGACGACGAATCATTGCTACCTGTGGTGCCATTTGACTATTACGGGTTTGACCAAGAAGGGCAATCATTGCCACCAGGCATCGTGTTAGATCCAAAAACTGGATGGCTAACAGGTCACCTAGCTGCTCAAGTAGAAGATAAAAAGACCTATTCATTCACTGTGTTCTGCTACAAGAAGCAATATCCAGATTCTAAGAGTAAACAGGTAACATTTACTCTAACAGTGTTAGGCGATAGAAATAATGTCATCACCTGGGTTACTCCAGAAGATTTAGGCAATATCAACAACGGATCCATAAGTGAAATTTCAATTGTAGCAGTATCCAGTCTAGGTAAGAAACTGAATTATCGACTAGTCGAGGGGACTCGTCAACCTGCAGAGATTTATTCGTACAATTATCCAGGATCGCAGTATGATGGTGTTATAGAATATACACCGCCAAAAGCAAGAAGCCAATTACCACAAGGTCTCAAATTATTACCAGATGGTCTCATTGTCGGTAGAGCTGCATTTGATTATTTTTCTCTAGACACCGGGGCTACAACTATAGACAAGAATGTTACTGAGTTCGACAACGAATACGAATTTAGCATTACAGCATCAAACGAATTAGACGGGTATAAGCCGGCTACAGTATATTCGACGAAAACATTTAAGCTCAAAGTTCACAATTGGAATCTAACACCGTATGAGAATATCTATCTGCGGGCCCTACCTAACCGGGACCAAAGAATTCAATTCGCTAAATTGATAGATGACGCGACAATTTTCCCAACAGAGCTAATATATCGCCCAAGTGACGAGTGGTTCGGTAAGGCGAAGGACATTAAATTCTTGTTTGCTGCTGGTCTCGCCCCGTCATTAGCAGGAACCTACGTCAATGAAATGAAGCACAATCATTACAACAAAGTGCTGAATTTGAGCAATGTTAAGACCGCAGTTGCGCTTGATGAAAACTTCAATGTTAAGTATGAGGTTGTATATGTTGCAGTTGAGGATGCTCTAACAGAGAATGGTAAATCCCCAGCAATCTCTATGAATCGATCTACGCAAGTCAAGCCGCCATATAACACTATGCCATTCACTACGATCTATCCTAACAGCCTGGACAACATGAAGGCAGAGGTATCAACTGTCGGATATGCTAACAAAGGAGCATTGCCTGGTTGGATGATCAACCAACAAGAAAATGGTCGCGTATTAGGATTTACACGGGGCGTGGTTCTAGCTTACACTAAGCCTGGTGCTAGTAAGTTGATTGCATTTAGATTGTCAAAACACGACGTAAGCTTCAATAAAATCGACTTTATTGCAGATAGGTATCAGCTCGACCACACCCTCAGTAAAAATTTCGACATTGCAACGAAGGAATTTATCGAATCGAAGGAAACTACGTTTGATCGATTGCCGCAGACGCAATGGCCAAACGCCGGATCTGTAGATTTTGCATTTACTATCCCGTTCAACGAAATTAACGGCAGAACCTTAGAATATATTGCCAGAATGGGCGGCATAGAAGGAGCCACAATCAAAACAGGCCAACGTGCTATTTTCTACATTCAACGAAATTATTCTGTGCCAGCAGTCGACGATTTTGCAATTACTAAGGATTTATTCGGAGCCAATGGATTTGATTACTATAGCTTCAACTATGGCACTGTACCAAAACAATATGATCCGGAAGATTTAGAGTACGGGTGGCATTTCGAATCCGGGGCGTTCGGTGCTGAATTATATTCAGAGGGGGTGTATTCTGGAGTATCTCCATATCACGTAAATTACACCAGACCACCATATCAGGTTCCTCCGGTCGTGTATCCAGAAGCCACGTATTACGACGACGGACAATATGCTGAATCATCGATTGTTCCCGGATTCGAGAAGCACGCTAATAACCCTGCTATTCCTAACATGAGGAGTGGTATATGGGAAATCAACGTATCCGAGGACAAGCTAGTCACTTTAAATTTCGTCAACACTGTCAATCCTATGGAATATGTTACAGTTGGTGGTGGTGGTTATGGTGGGACAAAACTCCAGTACAATACCGCTGTAACCCCACCATTCGAAGCTGGACTTGGACCGCAATCATTTACTTTGCTATCTAACAAAGTAGCATTAGCAGGTGACTCTACGCGGTTCGATGGTGGGGCTACAAGCTTTTACAGCAACAAAGACGAGTATGCAGGTCCGGGAGTACGAGATGCATTCTTGAAATTTCCTAAGCACGGAATTTACAGATAGATAAATACTTTATCACACTTTAAGGAATTAACAATGTCTTCAAATATAAATCCATCTAACATAAATGGTAGTTATCCAGTAGCAGGTCAGGACAATGACAGCCAAGGATTCCGCGATAATTTCACTAACATTAGAAATAACCTCACCTATACCAAATCCGAAATCGAAGATTTGCAGAACAAGGTAGTGTTGACGGCACCGTTAACTGGTAGCACTTCCACTATTGTAACAAACAACCTGTCAGGTGTAGGTTTGACTGGCGCTGTGGTTGCAGAATTTACCGAATTAGCCAATGTTAATTCAGACGACACTGTCACTAATATGCCCGTCGATTTCACTAAAGGACATTTACACCAGTATAGCAATCTAATTGGCAGCGTTGTTCTAGATTTAAACTGGGGTGCAGTAGTTTCTGGGCAATACGCCAAGATGAGACTGTGGGTTAAAATCCCAAACACTTCCTATACTGTGACTTTCCCTGCGTCAGTAACAGTTGGACTAGATCGTATCTTAGGAATGGCCGGACATCTATTTACTGCTCCGACGGTTGGCGAATACGTCTTCGAATTCAGCACAGTAGATGCTGGATCTAATGTTGTAATCAGCCCAGTATCAGCGCCAGTAACTGTAATCGAGCAAGGAACTGATGTTGTACTGCCAGGGAATGCAGCTAGTATCTCCACTGCGGTCACTACGTTTTCAACTACTGTGGCTTCTACTGCTACTCTCAGCGCAGGTCGAGAAGATCAGGTTAAATCGTTAGTGGCGACTAGTATCGCTGGAAATATGGTATTCACTGTAGCAAATCCAGGTTGGGGCGGTCTCGGGCATATCACGTTTGCTACTACTGGCTCTGCCTGCACGCTGCGGTATGTCTCCGGAAAATGGTACTGCACCGGCAACAACGGGGCAGCGTTCGCTTAACCATAATATTTGCTTTTCCTAGGTAGTTCTGCTATTGTTAAAAGACTACCTAGGAACTTACGCAATGAATCACCAACACCATCCAGACTTAGAAGATCAACTAGCATCCATCCTCCAAGAAGAAATTTGGAAGGAAATAACCGCAGAAACTGGCGAAACCAAAGCTGACCTAGATCGGTCGATCATCGAACAACTCATAAAGTTACACGCCAAAAATGAATAGAATAGTCGGAGTGCTAGAAGCGTTTTCTGACCAGGGTACAGAAGGTATCTGCTGGGCTATCATCGATAATGATAAGACTGGCCCCGAATCGTTGTTATCTGTGAACGACGGGGATTATCTATTTGTCGAAGACGGCAACGGTGGCATCGACTGGGAGGGCACGATCAGCCTCCGGACTGACACTAACCTAGAACCATACCCGTTCAATGATCGTGGTGATCATTGGCAGCGCGTCAAAAATTGTACGGTGCACGGTCTACAGGAAAATGTTGAGCCTAACGTATGGTTCGAATGGTTTGCTATGAATCGTCCGGCAGTGTTAATCAAACATCCGGCAGGGTTATAATGGGACTCGGGCCGCCAGTTTGCCAGCACTGCCAGGTTATCGGAATTTGCTTAGACACGCCTGTGCCGATCATTAGAACCGAGCAGACTACTACGTTCAATAAAATGACTAGTTGGATTTGCCCTATTTGCGGCAATACAGATCTTACTGAGCACGCTGGTATGGGCGGTGTAGAGAGTTGGAAGAAATACAAAGACAACGAGAAATTCTTGTCGTTTATGTTAGACAAGCCATATGACTATGAACGAAACCGAAGAATTAGTTGAACCGGAACCAGAGTTCTGGACCATACTGAAGACGCCGTACGTCCGACGCGAGCAGTTCTCGCCAGTGACATTGTTGCTGGTGTGTGACGGGTATTCTTCGATCTACTCGTTTCAAGGAGTATACCCAATCTATTCAGCTAAGGTGCTCGTCAACGATAACGGGAGAATAATCACCACCGCCGAATATGTAGTGTCAGTGATGGGGACAGAAGGCAGGGTGATGTTTAATACACCACCACGAGCCGGGACGTTCATCACAGTTTATTTTTAGGAGGAAAGAAATGTCAGTACATCCACTAATCGGAGACCTGTCAGAGATGACAGATGCAATTCTCCACGAGAAATTTAACGATCTGTCGAAGCGATTAAACGCAGCCTACCGAATGGGCTACGGCGATGCGGCACGTCAGTTGCAAATGTTTATGAACGATTATCAAGCTGAAATCAATCGTCGTAACGAAAAGATGATGGCTGCAATGGCTAGCAAGAATCCAGAATTTAAGAATATCATTGATGTTGGCTAAGAAACGTGCTAAACTAAAAGAGCCTAAGTTCTGGACTATACTAAAGACTCCATACAGGCATC